TTTCGCAGTTCAACATCAGCGACAAGGCGACTTGTTACCTGATGTTCAATGAGGGCCTGTTCGAGACAAGACTGGCCTGCATGATGGCCACAGAACCGAAACGAGTTAAGGCGCATCAGGATTTTACACGGCTGAACGGCGGGCAGGCGGCTGTCATATCGCAGGTTGGCTGCAAAGAAGAAGACGAGGTATGAACCGTCCGCTGTATGAGAGTGAGCAGGATCTCCAGCGTGAAAAGCAGGTTGTTAAGCGTATAACGCCTCAGGGAGTGCAGGCTTACAAGTTGCCAGTACACAACCACCTAGACTTTGCTATGGTGCGTGACGGGACAATTACGGGGCTTGTGGAGGTGAGGTGCCGTAACAACGAGATGCGTAAATACGGGACATTTTTCTGTAATTTGAGCAAGGTGATTAGTGCACGGGAAATGGCTCGGTACTGCAAATGTCCGGCTTACCTGTTTGTGCAATGGACTGACAGGCTAGGGTATATAGATTTTGAGGAGGATTTTGAGGTGAAATATGGAGGGCGGAATCAAATGAGGGATTGGCAGGATAAGGGCTTGCTGGCGCATTTTGATATTGATTTGTTTACGGAATGGAGGAAGTAGGGGTGATTTTCACGGAGAGAAATATTGTCGGCCATGAAGAGGTTGTGGCTAGATTTAAGGAGGGTAAGGGCAGGGTAAAGGACTTGCCCGAAAATTATGTTATTCAGGATGATTCGTATTTTGCAAATTATGACACGGGAGATGTTGAGTGGTCGAAGCTAGTAGAGGATGTGCAGGAATATATACCGCCAGTTGGCACTCTGGTTAGGGCCAAAGATATTGGCAGGGACGAGCCACACATTTTTTACAAGGTTCTTGTTAAGGGCAGTGTTACCAGTGGGAGTTCTTTAAGTGGAATACACGACCCGTGTTGCAAGCTGTTGTTTGTTCGGTCAAAGGAAAAGCAGGTTTATAAAAAAGTGCACCAGATCAGAATGAAGGTTGACAGGGAATATTATGACCGTGTGCAGAACATATGCAGTGGGTATAAAAACCCGCTATTGGGGCACAGGTTGTTCTTGATGGCTGAGGTGTCTGTTATGCCGCATTACTTCAGGCATAAGAAAAGTTTTTATAGAACAGAGCGAATGAACGCCCGTAATTACGAGGCGAGGTTAAGGCGTAAGGAAGCACTGAAAAATGCCACGCCAGACTGGCTGACATTTGAGCAGGTGTTAACGATTCGCCGCATTTATGTTGAGAGCAAAAGCCGGATACTCAGGGACGGCAGAAATAGTTGGCACGTTGACCATATTGTCCCGTTGCAGGGTAAAGATGTTTGCGGGCTTCACGTCCCTTGGAACTTGCGAATCATACCGAGAGAGGACAACTTGCAGAAGTCAAATAAAATGGAGGAAGTAGGATGAGCATAAAGGCACTGGCATGGGCGTGGGACTATCAGACCAAAGACCCGCTGGAGAAGCTGGTTCTGTTGTGTGTTGCCGACCATATGAACGATAGCATGGGTCAGGCTTGGCCCAGTGTGCAGCGCATATGCGAGTTGTGCGGGTGTTCACGGGCAACGGTAAAACGCAAGCTGAAGCAGTTGGAAGATGCGGGGGTGATCCACAGGCAAAAGCGGTTTAACAAAACCGATATTATGGTGATGACATTTGTCGAAAAAGACACTGACGAGGGTAGGGCTCACTGTGAGACGGCTCACTCTGAGCCCTCAAACAATGCTCCTGAGGGCTCACACAGAGCCACTAACCCTTATAATAGTTTAACCCTTATAACTACTAGCGAGAAACGCTACCGTCAGAACAGAAAGCGGGAGAGGGTTTTATCTGATAAGCAGAAGGCGTTCGCTCATACATTGGCTGACAGATTGTGGCAGAAGTATAAGGCGGAGGGGTTCAGATTCCAGCCCATACTGGATGATGTTGAGGTGTTTCTGCTGACGGACCAGAGCGATGATGCTTGGCTAAAGCTGGGTAATGGATTGCCTAAGCCGATATGAAAAAGGGAGGCCGAAGCCTCCCTGTTCTGTTAGATTTCTTTTGTGTCCCGAAGGGCTTGCATGACTGCGTTAAACATTCGCATTTCTGCTGGAGTTCCTCCACATTCCTGTATGTCGTGTAAGTAAGAACCCAGTGGCAATGCCTTTAGCCATTGCAGTTGTTTTTCGGTGAGAACGATAATGTGTTTTTTCCCTGACATTGCTTCCTCCTAATCGCATGACAGCGAGTGAGAGACGTGGACTTTCCACAGGCCGTCCATGTCAGACCAGCGAACACCTGATGACATGGTGCCGTAGCCCAGTGAAGGGTACTGGTCGAAGATACGCTTAACCTGAAGCTGCACAGCGTCATGGTTCTCGCAAGAGATGTCGTAGCTCCTAACGCCACGATCTGTTGATTGTAAGATTTTCATTTGTTCCTCCTTTTGAACGGTTATGATATAGCCTTAAACTAAGTATTAGAGTTAGTCAACAGCTAACTTGCAATGCTTAACTTGTTCAGGTTATAAGGGATTAGGAGGTGCCTATGGCTAAAAGAAAAGGTAACTACAGGACAGTCTGGAACCCAGAGATACTGGAAGAGTATCTAAAGCGGATTGCTATTGATGGCATGAGTGCACGAGCGGTGGGCAAGATGAAGGATATGCCCAGCTACGAGAGCTTCCACTATTTGAAGAGCCGTGACGCTGAGATTGACAGGCGTTATCATGAGGCAATGGAATCACGGGCTACTGCTATTGATGATGAGATAGACGACGTAATTAAGGCCGTAGCCACTGGTGAGATGGATTACAACGCTGGCAGGCTTGCGGTTGACACAATGAAGTGGCGAATGACAAAGCTGTATCCGAGGTTTTACGGAGACAATCAGCGGGTTGAGGTGGAGCACAAAGCAAGTTTTGTTGATGAATTAAAGAGGGTTGCGGCTAGGGTAGAGCAAGCAAAGCTGGAGGGGGATGTGGTGATAGAGCATGAGGATGAGGGGCAAAACACTCACACCGCTACGCCCGCGCCCGCGAGGGCTGCGAATGGCTCGCAACTAGAGGCAGATTAGTGTCCAGATTGCGACACTTTTACAGGCCCGACATTACGACACAGCTAAGTCATTGATATTGCAGGGTATACCAATTACATAATGGACATTATGCGACAAACTGGCCAGACCCCCCCCGTCAAATCACACGCGGGGGCGGTGAGAAAAAGAACATAACCACACACCCCCCAGAAAGATTCACATGACAGACAACCTTACCACCGACCTGCTTGTAAAAATCCACGCTGACCCTGTTTTCTTTGTTGAGAACATTTTGCAAGCCGAGCCCCAGCAGTGGCAAGCCTCAGCCCTCCGCGCTGTAGCAAGCCATGACCGCGTGAGCATCAAGTCCGGCCACGGGGTTGGTAAAACGGCGTTCCAGTCGTGGTTGGTCCTGTGGTGGCTGTTTAGCCATTACCCGTGCAAGGTTGCCATTACAGCCAATACGGCGCACCAGTTGTCGGACGTGCTCTGGTCGGAGATTGATAAATGGGCGAGGAAGCTGCCGGACGGCTTTAAGAGCCTGCTGGAGTTCAAGAGTGACAAGATTAGTCTGAAGGGTGCCAGTGACAGCTTTGCGGTGGCCAGAACGAGCCGTAAGGAGAACCCAGAGGCGTTGCAGGGCTTTCACAGCGAGAATATGCTGTTTCTTGTTGAGGAGGCTTCTGGGGTGCCGGATGTGGTGTTTCAGGTAGCTGAGGGTGCCCTGTCCACCCCCAACGCAAAAACGGTGATGTGTGGGAACCCCACGCGATCCGATGGATTTTTCTACGAATCGTTCCATTCCATGCGGCATATGTGGCACAACATTACGGTGTCCTGCCATGACGGCGAATATGTCTCTGAGGAGTTCCTGAGGGGCATGGCGGAGAAGTATGGCGAGGACAGCAATGTTTACAGGGTGAGGGTGCTGGGCGAGTTTCCCACGCAGTCTGATGACGTACTGGTGCCGCTGTACATTGTGGAAGAGGCCACGCGGAGGGAAGTTACCCCCTCGCCGACAACGCCCGTTATTTGGGGTCTGGACGTGGCCCGATT